TAATAAAATAGTATTGTTATATAGCATTGATTATATATATATCATTAAATTTTTTTAGTTGAAATTTTTAAACAATTTAATAATGATTTGTTTTTAAATAATATTAATTCTTTTCTATTCAGATAAAAATATTAAAATATAAAGTATTATTATAATAAATGTTATTAAATACAATTTGTAAAGTTTTAAATAATATATTTAAACTTTATATAAAGTTGATATATTTTATATTTATCGTTTTACTAATTATAATAGTAAAAGTAATAATAATAATATATAGATTTTTTTTATGTAGTGAATATATATACTTATGATTCCTCAATATAATTATAAATACATAAATGAATTAAATGATACTAAAAAAGAAGTATTAAGACATTTAAATCGTCAAGTTAAAATTAAACCTGTAGAAAATCAAATATTAAATAATTTAAAAACTTTTAATAAAAATATTATTAATATTAATTCTGATTCATTATTAAGATCAATAAATACAGGTTTAAAATCATATATTGATGAGTTGGATGTTTTAACAGCATCAATATTACCATTTAAAAAAAGGGGAAGACCAGAAAAGGAGAAAAAACAACCGAAAGAAGATACAGAAGCAACAAAGATTTTAACACCCGAAGAATTTGAATTAAGAAACAAACAAGTTGATGATTTAATGAACGAAATAGAAGAGATGAAAGAAGAGAATAAGAGAGAAACTAGAAGACAAGGTGAATATATAGCAAGTTTAAGAGATGAGGGGTTTGCAACTAAAGGACAAGTGGCATTACTTAAAAAAACTATAGAAGAAACTGAACTATCAAAAGAAAAAATTAAAGAAATGACATTAACTTATATGAATAAGTTAAAAGAGCTAGAACGACTAAACAGGGCTATGGAAAAGTCTGTAGATGCAGCTAATGCTTTAAATCTAAATGTAGATGTAATATTACCACATTTTCCCCAAGCTGCGAAATTTCAAGCAAGAAGTACATATACACATCAAGGAGCTAAACATCAACCAAAAGTTGAATTAGTAGTTGATAAAGTAAAAACATTTTATGAAATAAGGAATGAATACCGAAAATTATATCAAGAAATATTAGATTTAAGGGGTAAAATTATAGAAATAACGGAAGGAATGGAATACCCATTATATGAAGAATCAAGATATATGAGTGTAAAAGAACCACAAGAAGGAAAGGGACGTATTGGAGGAGCAACTGAATATAATGTAAACACTGTTTTCAATAGTGTAAATGAATTTTTAAAAAAGTTATTAATAGATACAAATAGATATTTAGTTGCAGTATCAAAAAATATATCAAAGTCATTATATTATGATAAAATTGATATACAAGATTTTAATAATATTAAAAAAGAACTAGTTATAAAATATAATCATTTCATAGATATATTTTATAAAAGAAGTGCAGGTGATTTTTTACCTGAAGAATCAGAGGATAAATATAATGCAATTTTTGACAATATAAAAAAAAGATTAGATCAAATTAGTAAATTTATATCATCAAATGTAAATCGTCCTGATGTTATGCAAGGTTCGGGATTTAGTGATAATAAATTAAAAAGAAATTATATGTAGTTAATTTATATATATGGTTGATTTAGAAGACTATAAAAAAATATTATTAATTGATGGTATTAAATATATGGTAAAACCAAGTAATAAAAAAGATAAGAAATATGATGTTTTCTATGTTTATAATAATAAAGATTTAGGCGGTAAATCAGGACTTAAAAAAAATGAATTTATGACAAAATATTTATTATCATTTGGTGCTAAAAATATGGAACATTACTTTGATAAAATCGGGTTTTATGAAAAATTAAATCATTTAGATGAAGAACGAAAAAGACGTTATATATTAAGACATCAAAATGTAGGAAATATTAATGATGTTAAAAGTGCTGCTTTTTGGTCTATGTGGTTATTATGGGGTGATACAAAATTATTATAATATTTTTTTATTATATATAAATAATATATATATAATGTCTGGCTTTTTTAATGAAATAGTTAATATATATAATATAAACCCACCACAACAAGCAGAAGAGACACCTGATTATAAAAAATACAAAAATATTGATTATAAAAGTAATGAAATGGGACTAAAAGATATAGATGATGAAAACAACCTTCATTTATATTTGTATAATAATAATGGAATAAAACAGAACACAGGAATAAATATGTCTATTGATAATGACACGAATAATCATGAAATAAATTTTATTATTAATGGAGATAAAAAATTAACAATTGATAAAAATTTTGGTCAAGATAAAATTTATTCATATGGTTTAATGCCAAGTAGTATTTCTACTGAAACTTTAGAAGCATGGATTGATACTTCAATTATTGAAAATGTTATTATTGATAATAGAGGAATTGTTCAACAACTTTTACCACGCAACGTTTCACCAACACAAAAAATAACTTTTACAAATAACGAAAAATTAGGTATTACTTATGATTATATAGATAAAATGGTAGTTTTTAACGCTAGTGATGAAACACATTTAAGATCATCAACATTATCAAATTATTTTTCAGGACAAACCGCACCATATACAATAACTATTGTATCTTCTCCTAAATTATTATCACAAACTTCAACTTTTTCACTTACTCTTTTTTCATTTATAAATACAACTAGTGTAGCATTGAGATCAAATATTTTTTATACTTTATCATCATCACTAGTTTATTTTATTGGTTGTATGCAAGGATCGTCTTATTCATTATCTCATCATATATCAACTTTTGAAAGATTTAATGAAAGAAAATTTATAATATCAGTAGTTGTCAATAGTGATAATACAACTTTATTATATATAAATGGTTTATTTGTATCAGTAGGAAATCATCAATTGGAACGACCAAATATATTGGCTATTGGCAGAGACGCTACGGTGTCAAATAGCAATTATTTTAATGGTAAATTTGGAGAATTAATATTACAACGTGAAGCTTTGACTTTATCAAAAATATTAGATTTACATAATTATTTAAATAACAAATGGAATGTTTATGAACGTTCAACAGTTGATATATTTTGTATAGCCGGACAATCTAACGCCCGGGGGACTGGTTTAACTACTGGTGGAACTTCAGAATATGGAAAATATGTAGATCCTGAATATTTTTTTACACCAACAGCAAATATTCCCGAAACTCCATTTTTTGAAGTAAGTGATAATATACGTTTAAAGAATGTGAGATTTAAAGGAGCAACAACTAATATTTTAGTAGCGGAACAGGACAACCCATCGATAGGTAGTGCATATCCTTCATTTTGTAGAGAATACTATGAAAAAACAGGTCGTGAAGCTATAATTATAAGTAGTGCAATAGGAGGGACATCTTTATTAAATGCGAATGAATGGGATCCATCAAACTACCAAAATAATATTGCACGAAAACCTATAGAAATTTTACCACTATTAATAAATAAATTAAAAAAATACGGTTACACTATTAATAAAAAAAATATTTTATGGTGTCAAGGTGAATCGGATGTATCAGGAGGTGCTACACAACAACAATATTATGATAAATTTTTACAATTACATGATTTGTATATAAATATTGGTGGTTACGATAACTTTTTTTATGTTTCAATTGCAGACAATAATTATCCTTCTTTAAACTCAGATAATATTATTAATGCTCAACGAATTTTACAAATTGCAAGACCTAACACTTTATTTTTAGTATTTGATAATAGAATGTTTACGACATTTGGCAGTGGGTTGTTACAATCTGATAATGTTCATTATCAACAACAAGGATATAATATTATGGGCAAAGAATCAGCAAAAAGAATAAAAGATATTATTTATGGTAATTCTAATACACAATTAAATAATTTATTAATAGGTAATAATTTAAAAGTTATGGGTGAAACTATATTTAATAATACTATAAAAACAAATGATGATATTATTATTAATCCTAAAAGATCAGTAGAACACAGTGATATAGAATTAAAAAGAATTTTTAATATTGTGTCTGTAAATAATCCATCTGGAGTTGTTGGTTCTATTAATTCAGTCGCATATATTTATAGTAATAATTCTTATATTGGAGTTTCAGAATATGGTCTAAATACAGCAGATACTGGTGATCCGGCATTAACGAGACGTTTTTATTATTCTTTTGATGGTTTTGTTTGGACAACATCGACAGAATCAATAATAGATAACAACAATCCACCAATAGCAAATTACAGTTTAGGTGGTGTATCGTTTGGATTAAATATACTAGTAGCAGTATTTACAACAGGCAATACACATAACACAAATTTTAGACGATTTATATATTCTGAAAATTATGGTTTAACTTGGACTTCAACAGGTTCGACAACAAGCCCTACAGTTTATAATAATGTAAAGTTTATAAATAACATATTTATTGCTTTATCGTTAAAAACCATTGGAAATCCAGCACCTAGTAATACACCAAGAATATCACACAGTGCAGATGGAATAACATGGACAGAAGATGTAGTAATAGATTCATCAATAACCGGTTTTCAAGTCAGAGATATAAACTATATTAGTAATACTTATTATATTACGCTAACAAACACTAGCACAAATGCTTTTAGAGTTTATACTTCTACTAATCTATCAACTTTTACCATGTTAGTTGTTAGTGGTATATCACAAGCAGAGAATATTGTATACTCTCCACTAAATAATTTATCAATTATTACATCTAATACTAGGGTTATATTGTATTCATATAATTTGTCCGTTTGGTCATCAGTAAATTTAAAAGGCCCTGGAAATGTTGATTTACCAACCAATATAAGACCAAGTGAAATGCAATGGATAGAATCATTAAAATTATTTGTATTTGTTGCAAATTCAACAGTTGCTTCAGACTATGCATATTATTGGTCTAGAGATGGTTTTATATGGAATAAATCTAATACTGTTGCTTCTGGAATTAGACGTTTTGTTTATGGTAATAATCAATTCGTAGCATGTTCTGAAAGAGGCGGAAATGAATTTTTTAACACTGAAAAATTTGAAAGGAATGTAATTAAAAATAATATGACTATTAACAATAATTTAATAATTAATTCTCGCTTCCGTCAAAATGTTCAAACGTTTATAAAAGGACATATAAATATATCAGAAATAACCACTCCAATAGTTATTTTAAATACTACTGATAACGATATAAATATTTATTTATCAGGTGTATCGTTTAATGAGTTTTTAGGTTTGAGAATATTATTTATAAAAACATCTAGTGCAAATAATATCAACTTTATGGGTCCAATAGAGCAAACAGTATTAGTTACTCCGTCAAATGTTATAGTACCTTTTAATAATACTTCAACACATACAATAAATACAACAAACACAGGATCTTTTGAATTAACAAGAATAATAAACAATTCATCAGGTGGCATGTGGACAATATCAAAGTAAAATTTAAAATATTTTTATATTATTATTTTATATATGCCATATAAAATAATAAAAGTAAGAAACAAAGATTTATATAAAGTTTATAATACAGAAACTAAAAAAATATATTCTAATGGTTCTACAAAAGAAAATGAAAAAAAACAAAAAAAATTATTAATACTATTAGAAAAAAATAAAATGTTAGGTGGAAAAATGCCTGCTAAAGATTTAAAAAAATTATTAAATGCTTCTTATGATAAGAAAGAATATGATATTGATAATTACGATATAGATGAAGATTTAAGTGATGAAAGAGTAAAAGTATATAAAAATAAAGATAATGGAGAAATTATTATTTCACATAGAGGATCAGAAGATGCGCGTGATTGGATAGATAATGCAAAATTTTTATTAACTGGAAGTGTTAAAAATTCCAAGACATATAAATATCATAAAAATAAACAAAATGAAATTATTAATAAATACGGTAGAAATAATAAAATCACTACTATTGGACACTCAAGGGGTGCATTATATACTGATGAATTATTAAGAGAAGGATTAACAGATGAAGGAATAGCAGTTAATAGACCTTTACATATTCGTGATATAACAAATAAAAAACCTAATAATTTATATGATGTAAGGAGTAAAAAAGACCCTGTTTCTTTATTATATGGTTTAAAAAGAGATAAAAAAAATGATATAATAATTCCTTCTACAACCAATAATATATTAAATGAACATTCATATAATATTTTAGATAGATTACCGGAAAACCAACAAATAGGGGGTAGAAAAAGACAATAATTTTGATTTTTATATTATTTATACTTATATATATATAAAAATTCAAAATGTACCTCTTATTTAATATAATAATAATAATATAAATA